ATTATCGCCAATTCTGATTCAAATAAATCCTCGATCCAACAGCTGTGTCAGCAGGTCCTGGTACTGCCAAAATAAATTCTGAACCAGCTCGATCAAATGAATACCTTCTCACTTCTGGTCGACGATAATTTGCAACATACAGAATTTCCGCAAGTCGATCACACTCTCTTAGATAGATTTCCCAGAAGTACTCATCGCCTTTAAGCGGATCGCTTGTCCGAATAGTTCTGGAGACATCACCTTCAATCCTTTCTTGACGTGAGAAGTTGACATCAGTCAAATCATTCTCATTATCAGTGGTTCGCGGGAAATACTCACTGACCTGATAGGCACGATCACAACGTCGCACGCTGTCAATGACTGCATTAAACCAATACTCATCTGGAATCAATGCCATCGATTCCTCGAGACGTGCTGCGTCACCTGCAGGAATCTGAGCACCTAGGTTATATCCCAAGTGAAATCGGATCTTTGACTTTGTATTGGTATCTAGGTTCATGCGAAAGGCAGCCCCCGAGCGGAATAAGAATCAGCGACCATGCTCTCGAGCTCCCTTGCTTGGCCAGGGGTGAGCCCTCCTTGAACCTGAATAGCAGCGAGAAGTTCTGCTGGACGATTATCGCCAAGCAATTCTCGCTTAGCTACTTCTCCAAGACCACCACCAGCCAGTAGGCCGATCAAACCACCAGCCATTCGGCCTTTAACACCTTTACCAGCCATGACTCCAAGAACTGATCCAGAGCCACCTCCAATAGGAATGACTACATCACCAATAGTCTTCTCTGTATCTGCTTGCTCACGTGCTTTAGATTCGAGAATCTCTCTTATAGTTGCATCCATGGCTGGCTTGTAAGTCTACTATATTAAGTTTAACTTATAAAGATTAGATCCTCTTCAATCAATTGCTCCCAGTTGACTCGTGGAATATTTTCCAGCTGCTTTAGATTGTTAAACCTCTCTCCAGACAGAGATAGGCGAAGCTCGATGATCCGCTTGGCAGTTGTATAGCCAACACCTGGCAAACGCTTGGCAATTTGCTCAGCTGTTGCAACATTCAGATTTAAACGTGTGTCCTCAGTAGGAATATTGTTTGCGGGGATTTCTTCTTCTTTGTCTACGCTAAGTACCGGAGAAGTTACCTTTGCTAGGCGTCCTTTGCCTTTTTCGTAGGGAACCAGATGATGAAGCGACGCATAATTAATGTTCCCCATGCCATCTTTTACCATGGCTGAATCATCATCAATCGTCGAAAGCATTTCAACAATTTTACTTGTCTTAGTGCATTGAAAAAGTTTAGGCTTAGACATATTGCCGTATAAAACTCCCTTTCATTATAGGCAATAAAAAAGCGCCCCCAGTGATGGAGACGCTTGAAAATATCTAGATCTAAATCACTGACTGGAAGAACCAGACTCAGTGTAGTAAGGCAGATGCACGTCGTCCTCATCAGGGCCGGGTGCATTCATGAAGAAGCAAACTTCAACGAGGATTGCTGCTTCGGAGTTGGGATCCACTTTGGTCAGAGCAGCACCACCGACAGTTGCTTGAACTGTGATGTCGCTGGTCACTGCCGTTGGCAGAGTGTCCATTGTGAAAGCGGTGAATTCACCACCCTTGGGGAATAGGCCATCAGAACCATCAGCCAGAGTGATCTGGGTAGCGCCGCCCACAGTAGTGGGGTCGGTCGTGATGGTGGAGGAACCAGTTCCTTTGAGGTTCACCACGTTGATAGCAACGCGGTACACAACCACACCACCACCACCTGCAGAGGCGTTGATGACGAAGTTGCGGTCCTGACGAGGCTTGTCATCCTGACGCAGGTCGGGAGACAGGATCTTCAGGGAATAGGTGCCTGTATCGAGGTCACCGTCAGTGCCCATTGCATCGTCAAGATCTTTGCCGGAGATCGCTCCAACCAGGCGGAAGAAATTGACACCGGGATAGGCTTGCACGCCTTGATCGCGGTATGCATTCAGGTGAGCAACTTGGTTACCAGGGAAGATTACATTGTTCCAAGGCAGTCGCTTGGAAGTTTCCCCAGTCGAGCCACTTTGAGGAAAATCAAAAGTGGTATCAGCGTAATTAGCCATCTTGCATTACCTCCTCAATAAACGAAGCTGAATGCAGTGGTAATGAAGTCTTTGTTGAGGACTTCAAAACCGGCGAATAGCGACCAGATCATGATTATAAAACGAGAGAAATCATCGTTATTATTAAGAAGAATCTGGGCGTTATTGCCACCGATGCCGACGCCAATTGCCTGAGGACCGAAGAACAGCAGATGAGCTGCCTCGGTAGAGGTATTGGTGATAGAAGCATCAGGAATAGTCACCGTGTACTTCTGCTCAGGAAGATTGGTGGACTCGAACCAGCGAACACCTTCAAAGAGGAATCCGGTAGGCATCGTGGGCTGACCAGCAACGAAACCGGCTTGACCGTATGCAGGACCCATGCCTTGGAAGAAGTTAGCATTGGGTGCCATGTTGGGCTGCAAAGGATTAATCATCCCTTGTCCTGGGTATCGCGCAATTTCTCTAAAGTCAGAGTTTTGGCGCAAATGCATCATAGCGGTTGGATCGCAGATGCAGCGGTAATATCCATCAGCAAAGGTCGGGGTGTTGCGCTTACGCAGATCTTTAACCACTTCCAGAAGGTCAGTGGTGATATCGAACTTTGCAGATTCTCCAGCAGCGTAGGTGACTTCAGGTGATCCACCGGAAGTGTAGGTCTTACCACCGGGGAAGTAATAACCACCTTGCTCATCGCTAGACTTGCCTTTGCCAAATGCTTTAAGAAGCTCGTTAGCAAAAACACGATCGCGCCAGCGGCGGTAGTCATCAAGCAGGGTCAGGCTGCCGATGCTCTGGTGGAACACATTCAGGTTGCCGGTGTCCAGAAGCAGGCGCTGAGCCGTGATCAAAGTCTCGCGGGCAACTTTGAAAGTAGAGGGTTGAGTAGTGTCGCGGGTATCGGCAGGACCAGTGTATTCACGCAGGGTGACGAGCACCTTATCTTTAACAATATTGCGTGCGGATGCAGATCCAAGGGTCTGGTCTGCGGTGCGCTCGCGGGACTCCTTAGTACCAGGCTTACCCCAGAAGCGATAACGATCAAGCTGAACAGTTTGACCGGGTTGCTTACTAAAGTCATGTACAACAACCGGCTCAATTGCCATCTCAATGATGTAGGCAGGATGAGGCCGGTAAAGCTCGGCACCAAGAAGTTTCGGGAAATCATTGTCGATCCACATGAGATCGAACCTCCAAAACTTATGGTATCAGTGGCTCGACTTGCCACATATAATTACTATAAAGGCTATTCTATAAATGTTGTAGATATTCCCGAACATCTCCGGGTTTACTCATGAATAACCAGAATTTTATAGATACCGCAGTTTGGGTTCCTGTTCATACAGTCCCAGGATTTGAGCGTTGCATTGAATATTACGTCAATCGCAAGGGGCAGGTCAAAAGCACTAAGTACACGGAAGAGCGTCTGCTGAAGTACAAATGGCATAAAGCTGGATATCCGATGGTTACACTTACTCAAAGACTTGGTAAAGAGAAGCCTTTGTATGTATGTGTTCATAAACTTGTTGCACTTGCTTTTCTTGAACCACCTCCAACTCCTTATGGAAAAGGTAGAGGCTGTACCTCAATTGAGCATATTGATAATGACCTTTCAAACTGTGATGTAAGTAACCTTAGATGGGTTTCAAATCGTGGATCTGATAGCAATAAAAAGCGGTTAAAATAGATATAGATTCTTATACAAATACTCATGGCTGATCGTCTCACACTGCGTGGTGTTAAAACCATCGAAGGCCAAGTAGAGCCCGCTAATACTGCCGACCGTGAAGTATCACTTCGCCGTCCCATCACGGGCAAGGATCAGTTCACGCTCAAGCGTTGGTACAACGATAATGAGAATAATAAAAAGTATATTGACGCCACCATCCTGACTGTCACTTATGGAGGAGGTAACTTGAGCTTGGCAGTTGAAGCGTCTCCTGATACCCGCCTTGATGTGCGCTGGAACGGTACTGGCACTTTTACTTTCCCTTCCTACAGCCAGGTACGCAATGTGGCTGTTTTTAACGCTGATCTAAGCACTCTTTATGGCTATTGGAAGCTTAATAAAATCCCTTTTGGAGCTGCCTTCACCTCTGTGAACGGAGGTATTCCTGCTGAAACTGGAGGAGTTGCTACCGTCAACAATGTCACTGGCACCTCCTCTCAGGCTGATGCGACCTACACCGCAATTGCTACCACTGCAAGCAACGGCTCTGGAGCTACTCTGAACTTCACTGTCGCATCTGGCGTTGTAAGCGCTGTCTCTGTTAATGCCGCAGGTTCTGGATATCCCATCGGCGAAACTCTTACTGTCACTGGTCACGGATTCACAGTGGACGTTGCCACTATTTCTTAATGGCAAGGCCTCTCGATATAACGATATTCATCCTCCGTTAATTCGTGCTTAACTGTATAAACATTACCTACTTTACAACTCACCTTGTAAGGTAGGCGTTGTGTATCTCGTGCAGCAATACCAACATAAAAGGAAGAATGTGGATTGCAGAAAAGGCGATCGTAAGCGTGTTCGTCTTTGCACTTGTTATAAAGCTGTGTTGAAACCCTCCTGTCGGCGTAGTAATTGCCAGATTCATTTGGATGGAGATCAATGCTTACCAGCTGATCAGGTTCATCTGTAAATGGCAGTGATACATTGAAAGTGGCTTTTTGATATTGAATATCTCCATCTCCTGAATTAATCACGTCAGCCTGATCGTAAACAGGATAGGTAAAGTCCTGACCATTGAAAACTAGGCAATCCCAGTTTGCTTCTTCATAGCACTGGACAAAAAAACCTTGACTTGTGATATTTAGATCAACTCTAATGAATTTATTTTCTGCACCAAATAGGCCAATTTCTCCTTCAAAAACTAAAGTAAAAGGTACAGCAGAAACCCTCATCACAGCAGGATTATGTATTGTTGGGGCTTCTGCTAAATTCAGTGACTTAATGGCTGATAAAGACGCTTGTTCAGCCTGAGGAGTTCCACCGTAAAGGGAGATTCTATTGATAATGTCTTGTGTTACGTCCATGCCTTTACGGATAGTTTCTTATTTCTATTTTAAGTCACATAATCAGCAACACACTCCCTCTGATCGAAGAAGGCTCTGAAGGCTTTGTTCTCTAAAGTTCTCACCCGATCTCTACTCATGTTCAGTATCTGACCAATTGCAGTCATTGACATTGGAGAGGGGAATTGATCACCAATGCCATATCGCATACAAACTACAGCGGCTTGTAATTCAGGCAAACAATTGATCATGTCTTGAATGTCTTCTTTCATGCAAGTAGTATCCAATATGTTATCTGGCAGTTGCTCTTCATCCTGAAGTAAATCAATAAGAGAAGTGTCCCTGTTCTCCCCTATCTTGATTTCCAATGATGTTGGCTGACGTGCTTTGCACATCAAATCCTTGATCTCCTCTTCAGGTAGGTTTAACTCTTCAGAAAGCTGTATCACAGTTGGCATGACACCATCTCTCTGAGACAGTTTCTGCTGAGCACGCTTTAGCTTATTCAGATTCTCTGTGATATGAATCGGCAATCTTATTGCCCGGCTTTTTTCGGCTATTGCTCTTGTAATGCCTTGCCTGATCCACCAATATGCATAGGTTGAAAACTTATATCCACGATGTGGATCGAACTTCTCCACACCTCGCACCAGACCGATCGTCCCTTCTTGAATAACGTCCAGAAGCTCCATATTTCTCTTGGTGTACTTCTTAGCAACGCTAACGACCAACCGGAGATTGGCAGTCACCATCTTTTCTTTTGCCTTTCTACCTTCCCTCAATTCTCTTCGGATCTGTTTCCAATCGTTTGTGTAGTGGTCACACAGTGTTCGATCGTCAACTGGCCTACCTAATTCTTTCTTAAGTTCTTCTCTGATTGCTTCAAGCTCCATTAGACGCTGAACCTTTCGTCCAAGCGTTATCTCTTCCTCATGCTCCAGCAACGGGATTCTGCCAATGTCTCTTAGATAAGCACGCACAGAATCAGAGGTAATCTTGCTATGACTCATATTGGTATAACAACCAAAGTGATTCTAGCGAAATTAAATTGTTCAGCGCAGCCGTACAAAGCGCAGTGATTCTTTTGGTGCTTCTTCCCTTCCTTCTAATGCTTCGACTGCCATTGCTTGAGCTGCATGCTCATTAAACCCTTTAGATCTGTAGATCTCATAATACATTTCGTATTTCTCAATTGAGCTCTCAAAGTTCTCGCCATTTTGAAGCATTTCAGCGGTCAGCTGATTGGCTGCTTGATCAGGCAAGCCATCCATCTTGAGGTGTTTCCAAATAGTCTGGAACACCTCAGGATCTGAATGCTTGCATGAGCAGGGCTTTTCTAAGGCTTTGCGCACAATCTTGGTTTTCTACTTTCTACTATTGTAAACAAATCAATTATCAGGCCATTAGTTGACCTGTGTAATCTCCAAGATCGGGATTAAGTTGATTTGCAATCGCACGATTAGTCATTACATCACGTGCAACTACTTCAGCTACGCCGGGGTTGGCAAGAGCCATAGTAGCTACACCTTCTTGAGAGTTCTCAAGAATATTGTTGACATACATGTTCTTCACCATGTTTGCCTTGTATTCGGCACCGCTCTGAGCGAGAGACGCATTGTCTCTGCCACGTTCTGAATCTGCTGTGTACAGCATCTCTGCTGTTTTGCCATTCATCATTTGGTTCTGCTGAGCGCCGAACATGTTTTTGGCCTGATTCGGGTTCACATTCAGATTGGCGAGGCCCCCGCCAAGAAGTTGGTTGGGGCCAGGAGTTGCCGTTTCTGCACGCATTCCCATGTTTGGACCAAGAGAGCCAATGTCCATTTGGATCATTGACGGTCGAACTGTTTGAGCCATAGGGATTCTCCTATCTGTTGATCAAATGTCTTGCACCAAGAGCTTGGTTTGCAGAGCTCCTCGCGGTGCTGCAGACAGATACTGCCAAGCCTGCTCTGGGCTGTTCTCCATCAGATCGGAGAAGGAACCCCAGAAATCATTTGCAGCCTGGGCACTACGGCCAGGTGTAGGCATATCCATCTGAGGACGCTGGAAGTTTGCAGGGACCTGATTACGCTCGTAATCACTGATTTCCTGCTCCATACGGGCATAAGCTTCCTGCTCAAGACGCTGATTTGTTTCATCAGCAGTCTCAGTCGGATATGGACCATTAGGACCGAAGAACTCACTTACATAATCCGCGAGTACATCAGGATCAGTCAGCATGAGGTTCATAGCACCACGCTCTTCACCAGCAGCGCGAAGCATCAGATCCATTGATTGGCCACGCTGGACTTGCTCAATCAGAGCGTCCTCAACTGCACACGCATAGGTGTTAAGGAGTGTCGGTGCCTCGGCCCCAAAGTGCTCAAGAACTTCAAGACTTTCGTCGCTGATTTGACTTAGATACCCGTCTGCTGCGGGAGCGACTTGTTGTTGCATCTGTGCGTCCTGCGCCATCGCCTGCTGCAGGTACGCCAGTTCCCCCGCCGAGAAGCCCTGGGTTGAAG